TTCGGTCGGACTGTGACAAAGCTGAGCACATAGCCGTGTTCTTCAAAGAAACGGCGAAACCGATTAGATTTAGCCGCAGATATTCCATGCCCGCGCATTTCTCCGACGGGGTTCGACCCTTCTGCTGTTTGCAGAACTTCACTAAATTGGATAGTGCTTTTGCCGCCTCCGAGATACTCTGGTCGCTGAAGGCGGGCGTCGGATGATTTGACTCCGAGGTATTGAAGATATTCTGTGTATCGTGATCCATATCTTGCACGGGCTTCCTCATAGCGTTGGAGTGCGAGAGCTTCTCTTAGCACATTTACTGTGACTGCGGAAGCGTCGGTTAGATCGGCATAAATACCGGGATAATCCCCTGATGCCGATTTTTTAAGATAGATATTTGACTGTGAGGTATTCGAACCGCTGCCGGTCCATGTGGTTCCATCTGACTGTTCTACTGTTGCAGTGGAGGGCCACGTCGAGTCGGACGCTAGGCGCCCGATATTCAGAACTGGTGCTTCCGATCCGAGAGGGATCGTTATGGCTGGTCCTTTTTGCTCCCAGGGTCGGCTGCTGGTGAAGTAGTCTTTTTCCCAGGCAGAAGATTGCAAAGTTGTATTTGTAGTTGTGTCAGGTCCTGATCCAACGTCGACGGTAAGAGCTGTGACGAGGTCTTGGTCTCGGTACCATTCGTTGAAGATGAGTCCGTAAGCTCGGAAGGGCAGAGCGCTGACCTCAAGGTCTGGCACCCCGGTAGGAACGCCAAGATAATCAGCGAGAGTACCGACAGCAAAACCGGTCGATGCAGGAGATGTGATCGTAGGGAATACAGAAGCGTCGAGACCATCGGGGCCACCTGTGATGAAGCTCTCCCAATCCTCCCAGATGAGGCGATGTGGGACGAACCAATGATGAATGTTGACGTGCACTGGATGCATTACAGGAGCCAGTAGAGGTGCTGCGCGTACTAAAGCTGACGTAGATTGCTGGATGCTGTCCCCAGCCAGGACTTCGGTGATACCGCATGGTACAAGTTCACCCATATCGCATGAGAGAAGTTTATAGTTTGATAGAGAGAATTTATTGCGCTTCATAGAGATTTTCTCCCGGATTTGATTTTGGTACGAGCGAGTAGATTGAGCCGTTTTCCTTTGCTTGCCTTTATGATCTCCTCTTTAAAGTTCTTCGAATTATTGAAGCTATCTTCGCGCAGAGGGCGCATTTTTTCACGTTGTTGCTCCATTATTTCTTCGGGACATTTGTCTTCTCGTCCCGTCATAATACGTAGTTTCCCTCTTAGGTATCTCCCTAACGGCATTTTATCTTTTCCGTGTTGGAGGTTCATAGGAACGTCTATTTGGTCACTCATATCGTACTGGTTTAAGGTAGCTGCGACGTCATGCATAACATAATACCCCAGACCGGGCCGTAATGACATTCGTTGAAACTCCGGCCTGAGGTTTTTAGGTAACGGCATCGCTTGTATTTTTTTGGTTACGTAACCCGCGACATATGCAGCTGCGGCGGGTTCCAGGGGTTGGATTTCTATAGCTCCCTTGCCCCAATCTTTTTTAACTCTTTCGCAGGTGTCACAACACCATTTTTTTGTTAGATCGGTTTTTCCTCTAAAACACTGTGGGAAATTGAACACACATATATGGTAGTGGGGACGAAGCGTTTGTTCTCCGTACTCTCCTACGGCGTAATAACGGAACTGTTGAAAGTGACGCAGTCTTTTGAAGAACTGCTGTAGATGCTCTACTGAGACGCTGTGATCTTTGGGTAGGAATACGTCTTCATATGTGAGCGTCATGCACACTGATGATTTGTGGAGTTGGGCTTCTAGCATGATCCGGTGAGCCCAAACTCTCTTTCGCTTGATGCGACACGGAAGGCACCCCCCGCAGGGGAGTGCCAACCCGTCTTTAATAAACGGACGTTCGCAAGTCATCTGTTCAGTTACATCCTTATTCCAATTCGCCGGGGCCTCAGTCCCCGACGCATCCGTCGTACCCGGCGACGCATGGGGCGACGTCGTTTTCTATACCTCATTTTAGTTGCTCCACATTCCTGTGGGTCGTCTGCCGTGATATTTTGGGCGGACTTCCCATTGCTGGCGTGTTGAACTCCATACGACTTCTTCATTTTTGCCGCGTGGAATATTTGGGGGAACGCCACCGCCCAAATTTGGTAGGAACCGGTTTCTGATTTGCCAGTCCCATGAGCCGAAAGCATCAGCTTCTAAGCTTTCGGCAAGCTCCGGGGGTATGGCCGGCGAGTAGCCCCCCGTCGTGTTTTTGTAAACGGTGGTCCCAGGCCCTGAGCCGGCAATATAGGGAGGGTTAGAGGGGTCTGAGACGTCTCGGCGGGTCTCGAGTTTAATTTTGTTCCCGTCGAGTTTAATTGCGTCCCCTTGGCCGTCGAAGTGGTGACTGGGGATGCCGTTGACCGCGGGCATGGATGGCCCGCGGGTGACGTTGGTTGCGAGCTTGCTCTGTAGCTCTGCTCGTTTGATATCGTTGTCGAGGCGGAGGCCTTCGAGCTGGGTTGCTGCAACAGATTGTTGGAAGGCTCCTTGCTGTTCGGAGCCTGTACGGGTTTGGTCGATGGCCCGGCCGATATCTTGGCCTGCTTTTCCGAGCCCGCTAAAGTCGGTAGATGTCTGGCCAACGCTAACTGGCGCATAAGAGACCGTATTCGCGCCAAGCGCATATAACGGGTGGATTCCGGCGGCTTTTGCATCGGCTACTTTCCATCTAATACCTTGTTGGGCGAAATCCTTTTGAAGTTGCTCTTGGCGAAGCGCATTGGCTTGAGCTGTTTTATTGGCTGCGTCGGCGCTGGATTTTCCGAGAAGGCTTCCTGCGATGGAACCGACTGCACCAAGGATTGAGCCGAACATGTTTTTGTCCCTTCTTTAACACTTAATTCCACTATATACGTTTCGGTTGCGTTTTGATCCGGATCCTTTACCGCGAAGGCCCATTGCAAACATAATTTGTCGTCGTATTCGTCGGCGGACACAGAGAGCCACTGAACGTGGTAAAGCGAACTGTAAGCGCCAAGGAAGCTGCTTGCCACGCAGCGATTGAAACTTGTCCGGATTAAGTCGTGTAGCTCCACGCGTAAGCGACGCGGGTCCAGAAGTGGCGCGTGTGGGGTTCCAGTAACGTCCGTCGTGTTGTCCATAGTCGAGGTCCCTAAGAGGGTTGAGGGGGTAATGGCTCACTATGGGTGCGAGGTTTGTTGGTCGTAGCACCCGGCTGCGGGTAGAGTTAGGAAAGGTAACGTCGCTACGCCCGTTTTTTGATGATCTCGACACCATATTCGTGAGCCTTTTTAGTAGGTTGTCACCTAGCCTAATAATAACAAGTATGTATTAGGCTGTTTTGGGCGTTGCCCGAGGGCCGGGCTTTCGTAAATCGAGCCTGCCCTGGGGGGCAGTCTCGCCCCTTCGGGCTTCAATCCCTAACGCAAGTGCAGTGGGGGTTCACCAAGCGAAATGTCGCCCGGAGCCACCCCCAACCATGAAGGTATGGGGTGGCTCCGAGCGAAATTTCTTACTCCACGGGTGTGTCAGTTTTCTCTTTAGTAGGCCGGCGCTTCGCGCCGGCTTTCGTTTTTTCGGCCATTTCGGCCTGCTGTTTTTCTAGCTGGTCGCGCAGTTTTTCCAGATTTTGACGCCGAATTTCAGCGTTGATTTCATCTGCGCGTTTGCGGAGCTCTTTAATAGACGGGATATGCTCATTTTCATGAGGCGACAATGGTTCGAAGTCGTCGCCGACCTCGAAGTCGTCCGCCTCCTCGTCGGTTTCTTGGAGCATCTCGAGTTCTTCGAGCTTCGCGCGGATGACTTGCTGGCGGATTTGCTCCGCCAGCGTTGGAGCGCGTTTGTAGCCCAGTGGGGGCTGCATTGGCCGGTCGTCAAGCTTTTCGCGACCGGCGTCGTCGTGCCTTAGACGTGTATCTTTCATCGGTTTTACCTCAGTAGATGACGGACTTAGCGGTTTTACCTCAGTAGATGAAGGACTTACCGACGCCCGCTACTAGGCGTCGTGCTTGGATTTGGTGCCGTGCCATTATGTAGAGTACATCTTCCGAGGGTACAGCGAAAGTCCTTTCTGTTGGCACGCATTTTACGAAGTCTGCGTTAAGTGCTGGATTTGATGCGAAGATACGCGCCATATGCCAGAAGTTGAGTGTTGTTTCTCGGAATTCCCCGGCGATCGAGCTTTCTGAGCGCCGGTACTCGTCGTAGCGATCTTGATAGCCGAACACGCCGTTAGGCGTGGAGTGTGCGGCGTATACTTCTTTATTGAGCACTTCCTGCTGGCCTATAAATTGGAGCTCTTTTTGCCAGAAGTCTTCTTTTGTTCGCCGGTTCCAATGTCGAAATAGTCCGTTTCCGTACATTGTCTTGGGTCGGACTGTGACAAAGCTGAGCACATAGCCGTGTTCTTCAAAGAAACGGCGAAACCGATTAGATTTAGCCGCAGATATTCCATGCCCGCGCATTTCTCCGACGGGGTTCGACCCTTCAGCTGTTTGCAGAACTTCACTAAATTGGATAGTGCTTTTGCCGCCTCCGAGATACTCTGGTCGCTGAAGGCGGGCGTCGGATGATTTGACTCCGAGGTAT